CAACAGTGCTGTTTGAACTATTGAGAACAGTAAACTGACCTCTATTACCTGAAGTAACCGAACTAGAGTTTGCAAGTGAAATTGTTGTGTCACTAGCGGTCTGAACTTGCAGTGGCACCACAGGGCTACTAGTCCCCAGACCTACCCGCCCACTGGAGTCAACAAATAGGCGGCCAGTTCCGCCGGTCGTGATTGCAAACTGGTCAGCGCCAGGGCTGTAAATACCGGTATTGGTGTCACCAGTAAAGAAAATTGTTGGACTGGCTGCACTACCCAGTGGGACACCAACAGTTCCAGTAAAAGTTGGACTGGCAAGCGTCGCAAGGCCAAGGTTGGCAGCAGTCAAATCACCAACTGTGATCCACGCGCTGTTTGCGCTGTTGCGAAGTTTGAGCAGGTTGGTCGTTGTATCAGCCCACAACTGATAGGCGTAGGTTGGGCTGGGGGCAGTTGCGCCGCTGTTGTTGCTGACAATGGCAGCTAATGCGCTGTTGAGATCGGAACGGACGGCAGCACCAGTGCCGTTGGCGATCACATAATCGTGTTGAGCCATGCCGAGTCCTTACCAGGACAGTATTTGTCCAACTTTAGCCGCCTCGGCCATAGCCAACCGCATTCCAGTTGAAGTTACGGCCAACCGCAGTTCCAGCCGAGTTTTTGAACGTGACGGTAAAGCCAGTGCCACTGACGCTGGTGACCTCAAAATAATCACCGGTTCCCATGTTCTGAGCGGTAATCCCAATGCTGGGGAGGTAGGCGTTGACCCCACCGAGGCTTGCCGTTCCAGTCCAGAAGGCGTTGGTAAAGGTGATTGCCTTGGCGCCGGCTCCGCTGCTGACCGCTCCATCACTGTTTTCGGTGCGGCGTTGGAAGGTGGCGTCGTAACCCAATTCGTCCACCAAAATGTTTTGGTCGATTGAAGTGCTGCTGAGGTCAGCACGGAATTGGAAACCGCGACCACGGAAAGCGCCGTTTACGAACTCCTGCCACGAAGTCCAAGTTGGGGTGCCGCTGGGGTTATCGGTAGTGGAACGCATCATCAACTTGGCGTTGACGTGATCGGTAATTGCCCCATCCCAATCCGGCCAATCGTCCACGGTATTAGTGCGGGAATCAATCAGATCGGATGGGTAATAACCACGAGTGACAAAATATCGGCGGAGGTCAATAGAGAAGGTATTGCCGAGATCCAAAGTACTGGCAAACGTGTAAGTGCCAGAGTCGTCAACTGGTCCAAGAATATCTAGGGTCGGCACCAAATCGAGATCAGCAATCGAATCAAACAACGTGGTGCCATCTAGGGTCAGCGCGTCAAATTCCTCGCTGTAGAAAGTATTGGATTTAGCGCCTTGGAATGGCGGGGAGTCTTGGTCTTCGCGGCGGGTTTGGATTGTTAATGGCGCGATAGTGTCGGGCAGGTCAATAATTACGCTGGTTTCGTTGGCTGATTGCCGCCCACCGTCATCTTCAAATTTCGCCAGCACTTCGCCTTCCACCAGCGGAATAATGGCCTCTGTTGAGCTGCCGGACTTAGCGGGGATTAGGTCAACGCTGTTGCTCCAGGTCGCCGTGCCATCGGTCAGGCTGCTGTGGCGGATGTGAATTTTACCGCCAACTTTTACGTCAAGGTCAAGCGTTTCGGTCCAGCGAAGACGACCGGAATTGTTATTGATTGCCTCAAAGGTCAGGTTTTGGACGTTGCCTGGCACTGCGGTTTTGCCGATCAGCGCGAACTGGGCGGTTGCAATTTCACTGCCTTTGCTGAGATAGTTAAACGCCTGAACTTGAACGTAAAGCGTTCCGGGGCGTGTGTTTTTAATTTGCAGTGACGGTGAAGTTGTGTTGGCTTGGCTCCAGTTGTCGTTGTCGATTCTGTATTTGACGCGGAACTCAGTTACAAGTTGTTTAGGGCTAATCCAGCTCAAGTCAAAAGCAGAAAAAACGCTTTGGCCATCTTGGTATAGGTATTCAGTGCCGGTAATGTCTCCGGGAGCGTTAGGTGCTGCCGAAAGATTGCTGATGTCGCGGGTGGTTAGCTTGTTGTCGCTTTCAATCGCGTCGTAAATCGTGCTGTTGTACTGCAGCGCAGTTACGCCGTAAATGCCATCTTCGCCTTCGGCAACATTCAGCACGCGGTATTGCTGGGCTTCGATGTCGCTGGTTTGGATCAGCCAGATGGCGTTGGCATTGGGAGCTTCGCTAAATGCGCTGCTGACATTGATTGTGCGACCGGAAATACTGCTGATAGTTTTGGTTTCCACCAAGCCGTTAGGCATCAACACCGAAATTGTTGGGCTGTTTGACAGATTGACGGTGAGGTTGGCGCTGCTATCAACAGTGATGGCAGTTGTTGTGGCAGAACTGACGCGACCGCTGCGGCGTGATCCGGCTTTAAGCGGATCGGCAATGTCGATCACCATGCCGGGACGCAAAACGACGCCGGTGTCGATAGAGACCGAGAAAGTGACGGTTTCGGTCAGGTTTTGTTCGCTCAGTAGCGCCCATTTACCAGCCCGATGCGCTTGGCCTTGGCTATAACAACCCAGCGCCTTAATGTCTTTATTGATAATGCCGTATTTAGCTACAGCTTCCGCATCTTCAACGTATTCATATTCAACTTCACCCAAGGTATCGTAAGACTGCCAAGCAACAGTGGCGACCGTGTGGCGTGCTTTTTGTGATGATCCGCTATACGCAAAAATGCCATCAACAACGTTGCTTGGTCCAAGTAAATATTGGGAATCGGTTGGTTTGTCCTGTTGCAGCACCAGCGAACCGGCGCCGTAATAGGCGATGCCGCGAAACAGGCTGGTCATCTCTTGGATAACGTTATAAACCTCGTCGCGGCTGTTAATCAGCAAGTTGCAAGCGAAGCGAGGCTCTAAACCGCCTTTGCCGTTATCAACTAGCTCGTTACAGTATTGACTGATCGAATAAAAGTCATAGCGGTCAAGACTGCTAGCTGGAACACTGGCGCCATAACGGGTGCTGGTGAGTAAGTCCCACAGACACCAAGCTGGGTCGTTGCACCAAGTCGCAGCGCCAAAAGTTCCATCCCAGACGCCTGCGTAGGTGACCCGCCCAATGTGAGTTGTTGTGTCAACCGTAGCGTTGCTGGGCAACTGAATTTTGATGCCGCGAATCAGGTACTTACGTGGCGGGATGCTATTGAAATCACGTGCATCAAAACGAAGGCCAACAAGTGCGCTGTTTGGGTAACGCAGTTTTTCGTCAATAATTTCTGTGTAGCTTTGCCAGTAAGTTTCGTTTTGGCGCTTTGCGGAGGATTCGTCGCCGCTTAAACGGATAACGCGAACATCAACGGGAAATGCTCCATCGAAACCAACGTTGTAATCGCGCTGGTAAGAGTTGTTTGTTTTGCCGCTGATCGTGTCGGTTAGAACGTCTGTGTAACCACCACCATTGTATTGGATTTGGATTTTAAGTTCGACGCTATGGCCGACAATATCGCCGTCGTCTTCAATAATTTGCAGTGCTGGAACTTGAACAGTTACGCGAACGCGATCAACATCGGTATCGGTGACAGTTCTCGTTATCGGGGTGTTGTAGAAAAGTTGGACGCCAACGCTCTTTTCTGATTCTGCGCCTCCTGTAAAACTTGCAATAGCGGCTTGGGATTGGGTGCCATTGCGGGTGGTGACTGTATAGCCGCGAAAATTATCGTTTCCAGCAGCATCTACAACGGGCGTTCCATCCAAATAAATGCTGTTAGCGCCATTGTCTAGACCCTGAATTTCACCTTCGCTGAGTAGATCCAGAACGTTTGCGTACTGAATTGATTGCAGCGAGTCGTCGGCTTCGGTTGGCGTACGGGATTGACCGCCACCACCGCCTTTGCCACCGCCGCCTCCGCCACCACCAGCGCCAGCGATGCCAAGACCGAGGCCGGCATTGTGAACACGAACACCATTGGCAATAAAGGTGTGGTGACCTTCGACCGTCAGGTTGTAGACCGTGCCAATGCAGAATTCGGTCTTGCTGACGATGGGGCGGAGGTGGCCGTTGGCATCAACGAGGCAGTCGTCAGAACCGAGCGTGTCGATTTCAACGAAGGCATTGAACTGGTTTAGAACCCAGTGGTTTGGGGTGGCATCAAGATGCTGTCCGCCCCAGAGCGTGTAGCGGATGACGCGCTCACCTTCGTGTTCGTGAACCTTGAGGATCTTGGCTTCGTGGACTTCGCCGGTGTGGTCAAAGCTCAGAACCAGATCGTTCGGCTGTAGTTCATCAATGCGGCGTTGACCGCCCGGAACGTTGATGAGCGTATGGCCAAGGAAGCAGCCGCCACCGCCGCCGCCACCAGAACCTTGGATCATTTGAATATTCCGAGTCATTAGCTCTTACGGGAACGGAAGTAAGCGGCAAAGAATTCCTCTTGAACTTGTTGCTGACTCTTGGTTGCACCATTGCCGGTGCTTTCAACATCAAGGCCGCTGGAAATCACAGCCGAACCAATAAAAACACGACCGTAAGCAATCGGGACAGGCAAGCCTTGTTTGGCGGTATTGACAATCCCACTGAAACTGAACGATTCAAGCTTTGCGGCTTCGCGCCCACGTTCAAATGGAGAAGTTGATTGCACTGGAGCTGGCGAAAGCGATTGCGCGATACCTCCAAGAACAAGACTGGCGCCGATACCAACAACAGCGGTGCCAACCGTTCCGATGCCCATGAATCCTCCCAAGGCAACGCCAGCAGACGCGATACCACCGGTAACGATTGCCAACGTTATTAGGCCAATGCCCGCAAAAATCTGAGCTGCGCCTTCACCAGCGCCAACAATTACGGGCGTAATACTAAATACTTCGCGCTCACTAAATGGAGCGGCAATCAACATTGCATTCTGTTCGGTAACTTTTTCTTTTCCGATTGTCACCCGATAGCCAACACCTTCTTTCTCGCTATTAATCAACCACTTTTCTAAACCCGGAAAATTAACGCACAACGCTTTCAAAACCTGCGCGGGCGTATCAGCTTCAAACTGGAAACGGCATTGACCCAGCTTTTTGCGGAGTGCGCCGTAGACCTTAACGACTTTCATGCCGCAGGACTCGGGCGGTGCTTTTCAGATAATAGCCGCCATAAATGTCGCGGCTACTGAGGCGGCCTTGGATGTGGTGCAGGATCAGTTGATCGCCAAGGTAGACAGCGGCGTGATTGGGTAGAGGCGACTGGAGTTGCATCAGGATGGCGTCGCCGTACTGCAGTTCCTCCAGTGGGATAGGGTAGAAGCCTTCGTTGGCGAAGTTGTCTAGGTATAAATTCTCACCTCGTAGCCAAAACTGATCGCGGCGGTCGTAGTCGCGCAGGTTAAGGCCGAATTCGCGGTTGTACCAGTCTCGGCAGAGCGTGTAACAGTCCACCACGCCAAACATGAACTCGCGCCCCACATAGGGCAGTTCAAAGCCTTCAGGCTCGCAATAACCCCATTGCTCGGTCTGCGGATTGACGACGTGCCAAGGTAGACCGGATTTTTCGCAGGCAACGCGGTCGGCCTGAGATGGGGCGTGGTTGGTCTTCGGGTGGCTATGCACCACCGCCACGATCTCGCCCTGTTCTTCGGCGGCAACGTAGTCGGCAGGATCCAGCACGAAATGCTCGTCTGGCGTCTCGGCCATGTTGCGGCAGGGGAAATACCGTTTGCGACCTTTGACCACTGCCACCAGCCCGCAGGATTCCTTGGGGAACTCAGCCTTGGCGTGTTCCAGTGCAGCAGTCTGTACGGCTTCGGATAATTTCATTGCGTCAGACCAGCGCCGGGGAAAGATCCAAAGGGCAACTCGGCGGTTTCACCAAAACGTAATTTGCACGAACTGAGGCGTTTGCCGCATTTGTCGGCTGCCAAGGTGCCAACGCTGTTGTCGTTGATGTCCCAGTAATTACTGCCGGTATAGCCGCATTCAGTGCTGCGGTATTTCCACTGGCAGATGTTGGCAATGATTTGACGCTTGGGAATCATCACGCCAGCGAGATCAAATTTGCTCGCCAGCTCAAAACTGACCGAATCGCGGTTTTCGCTTGCCTTCCGGTCCACGTACCAGATCTCGTCGGGAAATTTGGCGTGGGGATCTGCGGCGGTCTCACCGTCTAGGTATTTCTTCAGGGTGCGGATGCGCTTGACCGTGGCGCCACCGAGGTCGTTACCGGGCGTGGTGGCGTTGACTAGCAATAGCAGCGTGGTCATGGTGCCATCCAAGTTGCTGATGGTTAGCGTGGGACGTGGCAACGTGCCGGTATTGCTGTATTCAAAACCTTCAGCCTTTACGGGCAGGCGGGTGTAAGTGTTGCCGTTCCAGACGATGTTGCCGGTGACGTTGGCGTTGCAACCGTTGTGCCAGCGGTAGGTGTCGCTGCTGCCGTGCAGAGTTGTATCCAGCGTCATTTCGAATAGTTCGATGATGGCGCTTGGTGCCAGTGCGGCCAGCTCCTCATAGACGCTGCTGATTGCCGTCCAGACAACCGTGCCATCGGTGATGGTACTGCCAATATCGGTTGGCCACGCGGGTTGGGTGCTGGAGCTGGTGCCAGCCGTAATGCATTGGAAGACGAGGCCGGACGCCTGCAAACTGCTGGCACGGACAATGTTGCCAACGACGTATGCGGTTGAACTAGCCCAGGCTGAGTACGCCATCAGGGTTCAAATACTTGTTGGAACGTAGCTGTAATAGTGGCGCGGTTGTTGTATGTGATGGTTTTATTCCATTGCGGGCAAATCCACTTGTACGACGTTGCCTCGTCAGGTGGTGTCCAATCAAAACTGGCGTTATCGGCAGCGCGGTTATTCAAAAAAGTTTCGATGGTATCCGCGTTAGTCTCAGTGATGTTTTGCCAAGTTAGATCCCAGCTTTTGGGATTTTGATTCAGGCCGTAAGTAAGACGAGCTTGGTAGCCATCACCGAACTGTACGGTGCGAACATTGGGACGGCTGCTCTTTTGGGCACCGTAAGTGGCTGTGATAGCAGGGAAAGTAGCCATTAAGCGAGCAAGCCTCCGGGACGCTTCTGTTTAATCAATTCTTGCTGAACGGCAATCCCAATAGCCTTGCCGAGCGCGTTGGCCTGTGAGCCGTCACCCTGCACGTTAGAACCGTTTGCGTCTACGTTCACCACAATATTGCCAGCGCCGCCAAAAGAGCCAGTAGGAGCAATTCCACCGCTACGACCCGGCATGAACAGTTCAGGGCCGCGTTCGCCAACCAAATACCCCTGACCGGCCATAACAGAACCGCCATTGGCACGCGGTCGGAATAGGCCACCAAGCAAGCCACCCCCAGTTCCCGTACCAGATAACGCGCCAAACAAGGCAAAGTTGATGGCAACATCCAACAGCCTGTTGGCAATATTGCTTAGCAAGTTATTGGCTACTTGCTGCAGTGATTTAGTGCCGTCAATGGCGCCCTGAATCGCCTCAACCACGCCAGTCTTTATGCTTGTGCCAATATCGGCGTATAACTGTTTAAGTTGCTGTGCTGCCTCTACTTGTTGCTTAAGCGCATTTGTTTTTTCGATTGTTGTGCGCGCATCTGCTTCGTTTAATGCGGGAAACTGTGCTTTTAGATCCCTTACCTGTTGTGTCAATAAAACTTCTGCCTCGTTGCCATTAAGGCGAGCCTGCATTAACGCCTGCTCATCTGTAAGTTTTTTCATTGCATCGGCAGCGTTCTTAGCTTTATCTTTTTCGGCTGTCGCTAAGTCAAAAGCAAGTTGCCTTGATACACCTTTTGCCTTCAGTTCCAAATCGGCAATTTTTAATATTTTTGCCGCGTCTGGTAATTCCTTGTTTGCCTTAACATCAGCGATCTCATTTGCAATCGTAGCCAGTTCTTTTTGTGCGGTTCTTGTGGTTACAAGGGCATCATTGTTTTGCGAGCGTGCAATAAGAATTTGGCCTTCAATATTGAATTGCGATTGAGTAAGGCTAAGCAGGCTCCGTGCGTCCATAACCTGCTGGGCCCGACGTTCGGCCTCTTTTTTGGCAGCATCAGATTTGCTTTTACCTCCTTTGCCTCCAGTTTCGCCAAGTAGGGCCGGTGGGGCGCCTCCTCCAGGACGGGTAACTGGTAAAAGAGTTGACCTACCTTGCGGGGCAACAAGGCCAAGCGTTTTATCTAAATCTTTTTGCAGGCTGGCCCGAAGCTTTCTTAATTCAACGATTTTCGCCTGTACTTGTTTTTCGGTAGCACTGCCTGGCCGAATTTTATTTAACTGATTTTGGTTTGCGGCAATGAATTTATTAATCCCAGCAATTTGCCCTTGCAATTCATCGCTAGTTTTGCCACGCAGACTTGCTAAAAACGTTTTGTACTGAGTCTGCATATATTGCAAACCCTGGACAAATCCATTTACAAAGTTAGTTAAATCATCCAGAGCAAGTTTTAAGGAAGGTGCAAGGGTATTGCCAATTTCCCGCGCCAAGGCGTCAACACCATCTTGCAAAGTGCTGAATTTACCTTGAAGTGTTGATGATTGAGCAACAGCACCATTGGCATATTTGCCTCCCGCACTTGTCAAATTTTTAATTGCTTCCTCAACAGCTTTGGCGCTAAATCTTCCCTTTTCTAGTGCCTTCCTAAATTCCTCCCCAGTCATTCCATACATGCGCTGCAATTCTTTTTGCAGTCCAATGCCGCGCTCCTGGAATTGAAGTAGTTCTTCACCCTGCAATCGCCCTTTAGCCTGCACCTGGCCGTAAGCGGTAACCAGTCCCTGCAATTCGGCCCCAGTGGCGCCAGAGACATCAGCCAGACGGCGAGTTGTTTCTACAACTGAATTTGCTTCGATGCCAAATGCCTGCAGCCTTTTTGCAGCATCAATTAACTCTGTGCTTGTAAATGGTGTTACAGCGCCAAGCTGCTGAAGTTCACTAATAATTTGCTTTGATTTTTGTGCGCTGCCAGTTAAAACTTCAAGTGATTTAGCTTGGCTTTCAATCTCAGCTGTTTTGGCAAAGATAAATTTTGCTGCCTGAATTGCCGAAAAGCCAGCAGCAAGTTTTCCAATCGTGGCCGTTAAACCATTGATGCCAGCTTGGGCCTGCTTTGAAGCGTTGTTGATATTACGGAGCTGATCAACCGCCCCAGCGCCCCTTACCTGTACGTCAACAACAGCTACAGCCACAGCAACGCATTAATCCTGTTCCTGCAGTCTATCGCCGTGCTCTAGCGTTGGCCTTATCCATCTCCTCTTTTTCTTGTTTTGCCTTGACCTCGTGGTAGGCAGCAAACATCACAAATTCAGCTTCCGTCAACTGAGCACGTAATTCGCTAACGGTTTTACCCAGTTCCGTTGCTAGGAAGAACTCAAAGAATAACCAGGAGTCTTCCTCTAGTCTTTTTTTGCTTCGTCCAACAGCGGCGGAGCGCCCAAGCCAAACAGGAACAATTCCAACTCGTTTAGCACCGACTCAGGCAGTTCACGTTGCAGCTTGGCGGCGTCGGCAGGAGCAAAGGCCTTGGTGCCATCCTCCAATTCAGCCATTTGGCACAGCATCTGCGTACTGATCTCCAGTGCCTCTTCACTGCCGGCAAGCGTCATTGCTCGCTTACGGTCAGCGCGGGTGATCGGCTTGAAATACAACGCCAAGACAACAGCGCCATCGGCTCCTTTAATGTCAAACCGACGACGCTCGTTTAGGTCAAACGCCCCGGTGAGAAGATCAACAGGGCGCTGATTTGCGGCGGGCATTAGATGCTCAGAGTCAGGGTTCCGCTAGAAACGAAATTGAGGGTAACAATCTCGATCTCGCCAACCGTAGCACTGTATTCGGCGCTCGTCACCACAATGGTGCCCGTGATCTTTTTGCCGCCAGTTTCGTCCAAATACAGCTCAACGGCTGCATCGGCCTCGTCCGTGGCTTGGTTCACATCCTTGATCAGATCAAGTTTGTCACCGGCGCCGGGAGCGTCGTACATGACTTCGATGGTGCCAGACCCACTGATCAGACCACCAACGTTGGCGCGATAGGTAGCGCCTTGGGAGGTCACGTCGTACGACTCCTTTTCGACGGTCATAGACCAAGAGCGCACAGCCGCAATCTCAGAAAGACCGCCGCTACCAGCTTTGTCAAAGAAGACGGTGCCTTGTTGGCCGCGATAAAAAGCCATGATCAGATGTCCAGAGTGATGGCGCCGTTGGTCACGAAGTTCACGGTAATGACTTCGATTTCACCGACAGTGGCAGAGTATTCAGCCGAGGTAATGACACCATTGAAGCTGATTTTTTTGGTGCCGCTGGTGTCTAGGTAAAGCTCAAACAGAGCCCCACCCTGATCGGTGGCGGTATTGGCGTGTTCGATGAACACATTGGTTTCGTCTGCGCTGCTGGCGGTATACAGCACTTCGCAGGTGCCAGAGCCGCTAATCAGGCCGCCAACATTTGCCCGATAGGTAGCGCCAAGGGCGGTGGTGTCCAGCGATTCTTTCTCAACGGTCAAAGACCAAGAGCGGGTGCTGGTGATGGTTGCAGCAGATGAGCCCGCGTCGTCGAATTTGACGGAGCCCTGCTGTCCACGGTAAAAAGCCATGGTTACAGATCCTCGAAGGTTTCAAAGGTCAATCTGACCTGTGTTTGGAAGAAACCCTCTGGAGATGGCGTAGCCACCACCTCGGGCCCTGTCGGGGGGTCAAAGTGAACCCCACTTACAACGATTCTATTGTAAAGATCGCGGATTCTTTTACCAACGGTGAGGTTGGCACCGAGTCCAACGCCCTTAGCGGAAAAAATATTGATGACCACAACACCAATAACGCTATTGCTGCTACCCGACGTGCCGCCCATCGTCAGAAAGCTATTGTTCCCAAACGAGGTCAGACACTGAACCCAAGTGCCATTGTTGGGCGGGCTGTAGGCCTGATTATGAAAAACCACCGGAATTGCCGGCGATAAAGCCAGCTCAGTTGCCAGACGACCTTCAATCGCGGAGCGAATTGTGTTGAGGTTGACGGCGGCCATCAGTCTTGCCTCCCAATCTGTTCAGCTAATTGTCGCGTCCTATTGGTCATTTGCCTTGCAACAATGTCAATCCAGCCTGCTGGAGCTTGTGGTGAATGGCCGTTAGCCAGTGCCTCGGCATAAGCCAGGCTGTTGTGAACATGATATGTATTACTGATTTTTTCGTTTCCGGGTTGGTAATTGATGCCTTGAATTGGTGGAGTCGTTGAGGTTTTACCAGCGTCATAACTGCCGGTTTGATTTTCACCAACAATCCAGCTAGCTCTGAAGCGGCCAGTATCAACAGGGCTTTGCGCTTTCAATTCGGCGTCAGTTTCCAGCACCACCACACGCATCAGTTGATCAAGCTTTTCCTCGCTGTAATCACCGATTTGATCGAGCCTGATGCGCCTAGCCATTGTTAAGCCCTCAGGAACAGTTCGACCGCAATGGCGGTGTTGTCTTGTTCGATGACGTTGATTTTTACGATCTGATGCACAATGCTACTGATAACGACACGATCAGAAAGGCTGGGTGTAATCGTCAGATCAGATGCGGCAATAATCAGCTTTTTATCTTGTTCGTGAACCAACTCGTTTAATTCTTGCTTACGAACTGCGTCAACAACACCTTTGATGACAGTATCGGTTTCGGTTTCGGTGATCGCTCCGGTCGTCGTGTTGTACGCACCGCCGCTGACTTGGCGATAGGTTACGTCCCCGCCAAAACGGTTAATGACCTTACTGGCAGTTTTACGAAGCGAAGTTGCAAGTGCCATCAGAGCTTGTAGGCAACGCAGTGGCCAGTTTGCAATTTGATGCTGGTAAATACGCCATACAGCGTTGTGGCAGAACTCATGGACTGACCAGACAAAGTAGACCCATCCCAGTTTTGAGCCGTGATGGCATCAATTTGGGCGTTAGTCGTGAAATGAATTGCCGCCCATCGGCCTGTGTAGGTTGAAGAGGCAGCAATAAAGGTCGCACCCTTCGCGTAATCAATACCGAGAACGTTGGAGTCGCTCATGATCAGAGCTTGTAAGCAACGATTTTGCCGCTAGCCAGCGTCACGCTGGTAAACACGCCCTCGATCTGATCACCCTTGCCCAAAGGAACGGAACTAAAGGTATTGCCGCTGGCATTTTGAATCGTGGCGGTGCTGATCACGGCGTCGGCCACGGCATACAGCTTCCAAAACCGACCGGTATGGGCCGCAGTGTCGCTGATGTATTCAAAGCCAATGTTGTAGGCGTCGTTGTCGGCCATGGTCAGC